CGCAGACTCAACAGACGTTTGAAAACCAAACTTCCAGCGAGATCGCGTCGGCCATTGTAACCCGGCATGGTCTGGTACCGCAGGTCACCGCTACATCTACACTTGTCGGACGATACTTCGGGACAAGTCGAACGCGAACCGCAATGTATCAGAATGCTCGCGCGACTAACGATTGGGATCTATTGGTGTGGTTGGCCGAGATAGAGGGTTTCGATCTATGGGTGGACGGATCGACGCTGTATTTCCAGCCGCCATCCACATCGGGACCAACGCTGACCATCTGCCCGGCGGATTGTATAGAGTTAAGCCTGCACCGAAGCCTCGACATTGCCGCCGGGGTGTCCATCCAGGTGAAAAGTTGGGATTGCCAGACGCAACAATCAGTGTCGCAGACACTTTCCTCCGTCAATTCGCCAAATTCCAACATCTCACTGGTGATCGTGCGACCCAACCTTCCGCCCGGCGATGCAACGCTCATGGCTCAGCAAGCTTTAGCGCAAATGACCGCGCATGAGCGAGTAATTTCCTTCACCATGCCGGGAGATCTAACAACTGCCCCGCGCATGACAATCGAGCTTACCAGCACGGGAACTGATTTCGATGGCACGTATCAAGTAGCCGAGATCGAACGCTGCTTTTCGCTGCGCGAAGGGTTCGTTCAGCACGTGCGAGCAAGGAGTGTCGCTTGGACGCCCTCATCAACCACTTGAAAGCGCATGCAGCACAATTGGACCGTGGGTGGGCACATCCGAGATTGGGTCTAGTGACTTCGGTGGACAATCAGACCTATACCGCACGAGTAACCGTACAGCCGGAAGGAGTGCTGACCGGGTGGCTACCTATGGCGAGCGGCTGGATTGGCAACGGCTGGGGCATGGTATGCGCACCATCACTAGGCGACCAGGTAGTCGTGCTGTGGCAGGAGGGAGATGCAGAGCAAGGCCTGATAATTGGACGGCTTTGGTCGAACGTTTCGATGCCGCCGGTTGCACCGCCAGGAGACTTTTGGCTTATCCATCAAAGCGGCTGCTTTCTGAAACTGCACAATGATGGGACGATCGAAAGCCAAGGCTCGACATGGACCCACAGCGGTGATCTGCACGTGAGTGGCAACGTGTATGACGGCTACGGGCCGCTGTCTGGATTGCGAGCACACTACAACGAGCATACGCATCTGCCATCGGAAACCCCACCCACGCCGACGGACTGACGGTGATAGAAGATGAATGACGCCTTTCTGACCTGGGGCGGCGACCTTCAGGCCAATGCAGCGGGCGACATTGCGCTGGCTTCCGACTTAGACCTCTCGCAGCAGCGGATATTGCGTCGACTTCTTACAAACCTGCAGGACTACATTTGGCAACCGGATTATGGGGCAGGCTTGGGGGGTTTTGTAGGACGGCCGGCGACCGGCCAAATCATTGAAGCGACCATTGGAAACCAGATGTTGCTTGAGCCAACCGTATTACAGACGCCGCCGCCTGCGATATCCGTTCTCGTGCAGCCCAACGGCCAGGTGTTCGCCGATATAGGGTACGTGGAAAGCACATCCGGCAGTTCGCAGTATCTTTCGTTTGCCTTGGGTACCTAGCATGTTATTGCCAGTACAGTCGCTTGCCAGTTTGATGCAGCAAATGGCGGCCGCCGTTCAAGGTGCTGCCACGCAGCTCATCGATCTGTCCGTCGGTGCCGTGCTGCGCGCGCTGTTTGAAGCCGCCGCATCAGTCGCACTTTGGCTGCAGTGGCTTATCGTGCAAGTACTCAGCGCAACCCGCGCCGCAACCAGCGTGGGCACGGATTTGGACACCTGGATGGCGGATTTTTCGCTGACTAGATTGCCCGGTGGAACGGCGGCCGGAATCGTCACGTTCAGTCGGTACACCGTTGGTTTAGTGGCGACGGTCCCGGTTGGCTGCACGATTATGACACAGGACGGCTTAACCCAATTTGTTGTCGTTGCCGATCCGACTTCGAGTTCCTGGAACGGGAGCAACGGCTACACATTGGCCGCCAGTCTGGCGAGTGTCGACGTGCCGATTCTGGCGGCGATTGCTGGTAATGGTGGCAACGTTCAAGCCGCCACGATCACCGTATTGACATCGCCGATCCCTGGCGTCGATCTAGTCACCAATGCTCAGCCAACGACCGGTGGCTCGGATCCCGAGAGCGATGCCGCACTGCGAGCACGATTCACGCTGTATATCAATAGCCGATCGCTGGCCACCTCTGGCGCAATTCTGTTTGCGGTCGCCAGTCTGCAGCCGGGTATGCGCTATGCATTGTTGGAGAATCAGACGCTTGCCGGTGTAATGCAACCTGGTAGTTTCTGTGTGATCATAGACGATGGATCGGGCTCGCCGCCACCTTCGCTGTTAGTGTCTGCCCAAGGCGTCGTAGATGCCGTTAGGCCTGTTGGGTCGACCTATATCGTCGTGGGCCCTGTCGTTGTGCAGGCCTTGGTGGCGCTGACGATCGAGACGACTACGCCGGCCACGCATCTGGCGGTGGCTCAGGCTGTGCAGGTGGCCATCGCAGCATGGATTGCTAGCCTGCCTATTGGCGGCACGCTTGCAATTTCTATGCTGGACGCGATCGCCCATGAAACCGATCCCAGCGTAATAAGCGTTACGACGACGTTAATCAATAACGCCAACCAGGATCTCACGGTAGCAGATAATGCCGTCATTCTGTCGGGCGGCATTGTGGTGAGCTGAAATGTTGGGTGACGCCACTGACATGGCAGGGAGGATGCGCGCCACCTTGCCGTTCGGTTGGTTTGCCGATGATGCGCCGGTGCTGCAGGCCGTACTTCAAGGCGTCGGAACCGCATGGGCAGCCTGCTACAGCCTGCTCCAGGCATTGATACTGCAAAGCCGGATTTCTACCGCGACCGGGGAGTTTCTGGACTTCATAAGTACCGACTTCTTTGCGACAATGCTGCTCCGCCTAAACGGTGAATTGGATGCCTCTTTTAGGCAGCGCATTCTGTATGAGTTGCTGCGACCGCGTGGCACGAGGGAAGCAATTTCTGTTGCCTTAGGTCAGCTGACCGGGGAAACTCCGGACATCTTCGAGCCGGCACGCACAACTGACACAGGTGGCTACAATTTTGGCGGATGCGGCTTCGGAGTCGCCGGAGGTTGGGGCAACCTTAGTCTGCCATTTCAATTTTTTATTACCGTGCATCGGCCGGTCGGTGGCGGCATTGCCAATCTAGCCGGTTATGGGACGGGTGGTGTGCCAGTGCGAGGAAATCTGAGCATGGAAGCTGCCCAATTGACCGACGCTGACCTATTCGCTGCCGTTCCTCCCCTGCTGCCGGCTGGCACAATTGCATGGGCCAGGATCAGTTCCTGACGTAAGAGGCGTAGCGCCAGATACCGTAGGCCGCGGCGGGCGGAAAGAGCCCGCAGCCCGACTAGTTGAGGAGTATCCGATTGTGGACAGACAAATTGTCTATCCGGGCGCGATTCCGCTAGACACTGATGTGCTCAGCATCGAACGCGACGCCATGGTTGCCATCGGGTATCTTGCCCAGGTTGTACTTGGGACTGGCATGGTGGCTGATGGCCTGGCTTGCGTCCCCACGCAACCGGCGACGATGGGAGTTTCGGTTGGGCCCGGCAGCATTACGCAATTTGGTGCCGTCGATACCACTGCGTTCGGGTCGCTGCCAGCGGAACCAACAGAGCCGCTTGTACGCATTGGGATTAATCTAACCGGCACCAACTTTACCCTTACCGCTCCAACTACCTCTGGCTATGCCATAAACTATCTGATTGAAGCAACGCTGCTGGAAATAGACACGACACCTGTTGTATTGCCATACTACAATGCGGCGAACCCCGGCCAACCCTTCAGCGGACCAAACAACGATGGGGCTGCGCAAAATACGCAGAGGCTCCAGCAGGTTCAGCTTCAACTGAAGGCGGGGGCACCAAATGTCGCTGGCACGCAACAGACGCCTGCGGTAGATGCCAGCTGGGTGGGGCTATTTGTCATTACTGTCTCAACCGGTCAAACCTCGATAACTGCGGCAAACATTTCGGCGCTTCCTACGGCGCCTTTTCTCAGCTGGAAATTGCCACAACTCAGCCCGGGCACGCAGAACCTGGCGGCTTTTTCACCCACCAATCAAGGCAATTGGGCGGTACCTGCGGGCGTTTCGAAGCTTAAACTGCGAATTTGGGGAGGTGGCGGTGCGGGTGGCGCCGGCTTTGGCGGTGCCGGCGGCGGCGGCGCAGGGGGTGGCTATATCGAGGGATTCTTTGAGGTGCCGGCGGGTGAAAGCTATTTCGTAACGGTTGGCAACGGCGGCGTAGGATCGGGCACGCAAGGTGGGACATCGAGCTTCGGAAGCGTGGCCAGTGCAACCGGCGGCCAGGCAGGTGACAATGGGGCAAGCGGCGTCGGCGGTGCCGGTGGAACCACCGGCGGCATCGGCAATGGGGCCGGCTGGCAGGCGACGGGGCAAGGCGGCGGGGCGGCGTTCGTCGCCGGCAGTACGTGGGTGAGTGGTCGCGGCGGGAGCGCTTTCGGTGGAGCAGGCGCAGAATCTGTGCTTGGGGCCGCCGGAGCAGATTTGGATGGCCACACGGCAACGTTACCGGGAGGCGGGGGCGGCGGTGCCGTCGGCAGCGGCCTTGGTGGCCAGGGTGGGGCGGGTCTAGTGTTGATAGAATGGTAATGATGCGGCTTACACAGTTGGTGACCCGGTAAACGCACGAAAATTGCTTGGCGTTCTAGTCGCGCTTTGCAATTTTCTTGATTAGGCGTTCTCAAGTCTGCCGTGAATTTGTACCAAAGAGCGGGTGACGGCATACGCACAACGAACTCGCTACGCTAAGCCTTGGCTTAGACGTACAAACTGAATTGTGACGGTTGTACCGCGTAGGCGCGCCTTGGAGTATCTCATGTCAACACAAGCGAGTTATTCCTGGATACCATCCACCGCCCGGGTTGTCGTTGTGGATGGCTTCGGTCCTGTGCCACGCGGCACTTTGCAAACGGTGCCGCCGGCGCTGACGTGGCCAACCAAGGATCCTGGAGACACACTTGACTACGTCTTCGACATTTGTGAGGCATTGGCGGGAAATGATGGGGATGCGATTGCCACTTTGGACGTCGCCATTTATCCGGACAATCCTGGCGACCTGACATTGCAGTCGTCGAGCGCCGATGGCGATCAGGCTATTCTCTGGCTTACAGGAGGATTTGCCGGCACGATCTATGCCGTCACGGTTACCGTTAGCACAAACAGTGGACGGTTTCTTAATCGTACTGTTAGCCTCCCGGTACTTTCATTGGCGACCCCCCCGGTGTCCCAATCGGACATTATCACAGAAACCGGTGTGCCCATTACGACTCAGACCGATCAACCAATTACGGCGTCCTGAACAGGGTGGCG